GGTACCTGATCAGTATCCGACTTATGATGAAACATTAAATGTTGATCAATTGTATGTCTCACGATTATATCCTTTACAGGATAAAAGTTGTAAGACACGAATTGTTGCAATATTTGATAATTATTCACAAGTTGTTCTACGTCCACTTCATCTATTGATTAATGATATCCTTAGTCATAACAAATGTGATTTCACATTTGATCATGCTAAAGGTGTTAGTTTTCTGAAGACTTTTAATACTGAACTTTATTCATCTGATTTAACTTCTGCAACGGATTTAATCCCTGTAGATTTATCTTTGATGATTTTAGAACATATTATAAGATCTTCAGTTAATTTTCAATATTTTGATGATCTAGAAGATTTCATTAAGAATGTACGTACTGTACTTGTTGATCGTCCTTTTTATTATAACGGTAAAAACTATTATTATAAAACAGGTCAACCAATGGGTGCATATGCTTCATTCCCTTTACTAGCTCTGACAAATCATTTTCTAGTACATCTAGCTTCTAAGATTGTATATCCTGAAAGAAATACATTCTTTAACTATGCTGTAGTAGGTGATGATTGCACTATTGCCGACATTTCTATCGGTAAAAAGTATCATGAGCTTTGTGAAGAGTTGGGAATAAAGGTTAATTACACCAAAACAGTTCAAGGACATAAAACTTTTGAATTTTGTCGTAGAGTAGTAAAAGATGGAAAGCTTGTAAGCCCACCATCTATAAATTCTTTATATAATTCTATTATATCAAAGGATCCTACTGCTCTATGTAATCTTCTTAAGATTTATGAACATTCTATACCTTGTTGGTCAGTGTTGACACAATTTTTTGAACCAAAAGTTTTAAGAGTTATGTTAGCTACTTCTGATATTATTATATCAGGATCACCAACAATCACTAGAATACCTAAAGAGGTTTTGGCCCATGCGGAACGTTCTCTTACAATAAAGGATTACCTTAGTCGTAAGAAGGTTTCATTGGAGAAATTCAATGACCCTTATTTAGATCGTCTTTTTTACGGACACCAAATATATGATGTATTTAGTGCTTTCAAGAAGAAATCTACTTATTGGGATCTGGCAACCAAATGTAAAGCTAATACGTTTTACCTTGGTTATCTAGATACATACCTTCGTAGGCATGAGTTGCGTAAAAAACAAATTTATAAAACTCCTTCCTCGGCTAAGAGAAAGATGAAATTAAGAGATGTTTGTATGACACAGAAATC